TAATCGCTAACTGTATAGCCAAACCGTAATACCTTAGATTCTGCGTCAAGAGATTTAAGGTGCGTACGATATTTGGCATACTCGTGTGGAAGTACACGACGAACTGTAGTAAGCATTGATTAAATCCAGTGTTGGCCTTTGAGTACAGCTTCGGCACGAGCTTGTTGTACTGCTTTAACGATTTCATAGAAGTCTTTAAGAAATTGTTTCATTTTAAAGTCCTCTCATCCAAATCAAGTTACCCTTAGCTTGATCATAAACCTTAGCCCAGTGTTCAACTTCGGCTGTGTTTGTTGGGTTCTTGCTGGCGATAAACGCTTCTAGTCCGCTTTGTGGGCGTGGTGTTAGGAATTCAATAATTCCTTTTAATAGTTTTGACATTTTGTGTCTCCTTTAATGTGTATGTGTATTAGCATTTTAGCAGAAACTCAGTGTTTCTACTGAGTATTTAGCATATTAGTAGAAACACTGATATATTTCAAGTTGTTTGATATAATTGTATCAAGATTGTATAATCAATAAATATACGAAAGAGAAACATCATGCGCAAGAGCACCCGTAGTATACTACAAGAACTTAATGAAGTCGGCCTAAGTCGTAATACAGACCTGGTAATTGAAAGCCGTGGTAGCAATATCATTGCCAGTGCTATTAATTTGCTAGAAATGATCCGTGAAAATTATGACGTGGAAACTGCTGCCGAAATGGAACGTCGTTTTCTAAACAGTATCAAAGCCGCAGATGTTAACAAATTCAAACGTGGCATCAAGCGTATACAGGAATCAAAAGAATGAGCGGTAATGCACTTAAAAAGTTAGGAATAGACAGTTCTGAAAATAACCCAACTAAGGGCATACTTGTACGTTTATCACCAGCACAATATCTAGAAATCAAACGTGCTTTATTACCATTCTTAGAAAGTCTAGGCGATCCTGGATTTTGGCGCAGTGGCGGAGCAGGATCTTTTGACCCTGAACATAGATATGCCGCTAAAGGCACTAATAAGATTGATAGCGGAGATGTGGATGTGTTTATGGATACTGATCGTATCAAACACAAACTAAAACTAGATCCTAAAGCAGATGATGCTACTGTACGCAAAACAGTACTACATCATGTCAGCCAACACTATCCTGCACTACAAACAGGTAAGAATGTACACTTGGGGTTTCCTACAGGACATAAAATCAATAACTTGCCCACATATTTTCAAGTAGATTTGATGATTATGCAACATGCTCATGAAATAGGACAGCATCATGAGCACGATTACTCTGTTAAAAACAGTCCATACAGTGGGCAAGATCAACAGTTTGCCATGGCCAGTATTATCAACACTATTCCAGGACATCCTCCTAAAACATTTCAATACAATGGATTTGGCGGTGCGCTACAAAATCGTGCTACAGGCGAGGTGATTACACGTGATATTAACAAAGTAGCAGAAATTGCGCTTGGGCCTGGGCATACTGCTGAAGATCTTGGCAATGCAGAAAGCATTATAGCCGCAGTTGGCGGCATCAATAGCCCACGATTAGAGCAGTTTCGTGCAGATATAGCTAAAAAGTATCCGCATTTAAAAGAAGGCTCAGTTGACTGGTTTAAATTAATCAGCCAAAAATTAGCCATATAAGTACCAAAATTAATATTCGGACTAAATAATATTACAAAGGCTTTTTAATAAGTCGCTCGCAGAGTGCGAGCAGTATGGTAAGATTAGGAGAATATTATGCCATCACTATTAGGTACATACGTCGCAGCCAATTATGGCCGCATGACATCATTAGACACATACGGCGGTCTAACATATAACAATTTTGGAACACGTAACTTAGCATTCTTGAAGATTATTTCTACAGGTGGTTCACCAGCAGTTGACTTCACAGCCGCTACTGGTCCAGATACTGATGCTTCAAACATCAGCGGTTATGCTCAACAAATTTCTAGCTTTAACCCAGCTATTAACCAAACATCTACAACACTAGCATATTTGGATTCAAACAGCTACTTCTCAGTAGCAGTTCGTACACTTCAACAATTCGGCGAAGTTTACATGGTTGGTACACCATATACATCAAGCACAACATCAGCATTTATCGTTGCAGTTGCTCTTGACACAATGAACTCAGCTGCCGCTCTAACTAACACTGAAGTATTCAGCACAGCTTATCCAACATTGAGCACATTTGGTGCTTTAACAGCTCAGTTAGCTAATGCTATCACTACATTAGCTCCAAGCAATAGTGCCGCTGGTAAAGATACAACTGGTACAGCTCCAGCTGTTACAGTTACACAAATTTTCCCATATGGTTCTGCATTTACACAACCAGGCGGTGGTGGTTCAGTATCTTAATTAGTTAATTCCTGTTCGGGAAAGACGCAAGTCTTAGGGAAGGAGAAAAGCCTAGTTTTACTAGGCTTTTTTTTATGGCTGTTAAATATAGGATGGAATACAAATTATATACTCTAGTTGATATTACTCGTACCAAACAGTATAGAAGTGAACCAGGTAAGGAACACTTGCGTTGGAAAGAACAAAATTTCAATACTGTATTGCAAACATTAGGCATACGAGCTAATGTAACATTCGATTTATCCCCATCAATGGTAGAAGTTGCTGGTAGATTAATTGGGTTTGATACAGATGATATCATACGTGTTTGGCGTTTTGATTTTAGCACTGATAGGGATGGGTTATACGAAAACAATGGAGATCCTGTAGGGTTTCTTAAGGATGATTTTATGCTAGTTCCTTATATCAGCGGATTAGATGAATCTATGGAACAAAAGTACGCAGTATTCAACACAGAAGATCCAGGCAAAAACATAGTGTTTTTTAAAAAGTAATTTCCACTAAATAAAGTTGTAGGCAAAATATCATTAACTAGGCACATAAATACCAATCATAGAATAGGCCCAGCTCGGAGCGAGCGCAAGACTTATAACATTGGAGAGCCCAGAGATGGCCACGAAAGAAGCAGTTGCACAACTAGCCGCATTACCTGAGCGTGTGAGCGTGTTAGAAACCAAAGTTGAAAATATCAACGAAAAACTAGTTGACCTTAAGAGCGATGTGAAAGACATGCACGACTGTTTGGACAACACACGTGATACAGTATTGGCACAGCTAGACAAGATGACAGGCGAATATCGTACTAATGCTGAAAAGTATTATGAGCATGCCAATCATTTAAACGAACTACAAACAGCACAGCATGACGAACTAGCTGGCAAAATCAAAGAACTACAATCACTCAAAGATAAATGGGTCAAGTACGCCATAGGTGCATTGGCATTTGCCGCAGGAGCTGGTTGGATTCATGCTATGAATCTTCAAACTATATTCAAGTTCTTAGGCCTATAATTCTGTTAAATACAGAATGTACTTTCAAGAACTATCAATAGATCCAAATCCACATCATCATGAACTGAACCCAGTAATCTGGGACGGTGATCACATGCGTACTGAAGTACGTCATCAACTATTAAAGATAGCCAAGAACTTTATCGAGTTTCTTGAACAACCTAGCATTAAACTAAAAGATGTTACACTTAGCGGGTCAAGTGCCGGCTATAACTACAGTGAATACAGTGACATGGACTTGCACTTAGTTGTTAACACTGAAGAATTATTCACAGCTGAAAAAATACAGTACAATAACACATATGATTTAAAAATACGAGGCATTCCAGTTGAACTATATGTACAACCTGCTAGCCAAGTACATCATAGTGCAGGTATCTATAGCGTACTGGATAACAAATGGCTAAGTAAACCTGAGCATATAGAACCTACAGTTCCAGCTAGAGATATCAAAGCCAAAGCACGTAACTATGCCGGCCAAATCAATAGTGCTATGCGTAGCGGAGATTTGGCAAAATGTAAACAAGCTATGGACGATTTAAAACGTCTACGCAAGGCCGGTTTAGAAGCTAATGGCGAACAAAGTGTAGAAAATCTAGCTTTCAAGCTACTCAGAGCTAGAGGACAAATTGACAAATTGCGTAAATACATACATAAACTAGAAAGTGCTAATCTTAGCCTCGGAGAACATAATGAAGATTAAAGACATATTGGGTGAAGCAGACGTTACATTAAAACCAATGCCTGGTGCCCAGGAAGTAGATATTGATGGCAAACCAGTTGGTACTGCTACAACACCTGCGGCCGCCACAGCTATTTCAGACCTTGCTAAGAAAGGCGAGTTTACTCCAGCAGGCGATGATCAGCAGACTAGCGAAGAAATTGGTGACGAAACTAAAAAAGTTTTCAAGCATCACGGGGAGCCTGTAGGTGAAATTGGTATAGATCCAGAAGCAAGTCCAGGCGGCGGCAATTGGTATGTTAAACACTATGCGTCGGGACACGACACAGTTGGTTTTGACAATGCCGAAGAAGCAATGGCCGAATTAAAGTATATTGTCAAACACCATATGGAAGAAGGCCATCACGATTTAATTAGCCAAGGCAATCACGATGTAGGCGGAGATGCAACAGATAATTTTATCAATCAGATTCGCGATAAGAAATGGGAAAAAGCCAATCGTGCTCCAGTTTCAGGAACAGGTACACGTAGTCCGTTGAGCGAAAAAGACGAACTGTACAAATGGTTAACCATTGCCGGCATCAAATGAAAATAAGCGAATTAATGGCTGGTCTAGAACAGCCTTCAACCAAACACAACAAGTACAGTATACTGGACGGGTTTGAGATTTGGATGAGTAATGAAGAAGCAGAATTATTAGAGCGTTTAAAGAAACCTATCAAGTTAGGACAACTTAGCGAGCATGATCAATTCAGAGTTCAAGGCCTGATTCGCAAAAGTCTGGTAACTAAGATAGGAGATATTAATCCTACAATAGTTGCCAATGAAAAACCAAACAAATAAAAAACCCAAAGCTAAAGTAATCAAAGAGCTAGCCACGCAATTTGAAGAAGACTTTAAAAAAACGTTACCTATAAACATCTTGCCTAATGGCAATATAATTTATAAACAATACACAATTAAAACTAATCAACAAGGCGATTGGATAATAACCAAGCCTAGTGTGATAGATCCAATAGGTAGTTTTTATCTCAAGACCAGCGCCCTGATGGCGGCTAAAGCCTACGATCGAAACGACCTAAACAAGATGTTTGAAATCAAACAGATAGACACAGAATACAGAAACAATCATACAGCCAGCTTGATTTTTGCTAATAATATTAAAAAAGCCAAGGATTTTGGCCGATACGTAGTATTGTTAAACAAGCTAGAATACAGCCAAGAACGCACTGAGCATTTTAAGGAAAAGATTTCCAAGATGTTTAAGTGGAGTTTTGTATAAATACATCATAGAAGCTTAGGATACCACCATGCAATTAAGAGAATTATCAAAGCCAATTACAGCTAACAGACTTAATGAAAGTCTAGCACAAAAGTTTGGCTATAAATTAAACTTAGAACAGTTCAGTGATGTACAGTTAGAAGATGCACGTAACAAGTTACGTACCAAGTTAAGTCAGTTTGAAGTTAGCGAAAGTTTTGAAAGTATGCAAAAAAGCACAGCTTATCAAAAGACTCGTTTAATGTTAGATTGTATCAATCAAGCTATCCTAGAACGTGAGATGAACGAAGGTGCAAAACCAGACTACATCGATCTAGACAAAGACGGCAATAAGAAAGAGTCAATGAAGAAAGCCGCTAAAGACAAGAAAAAGGATAAGGCCGTGGAAGAAAATTACGTAAACAAAACATTCCGTCAAAGAGCACAAGCACTTTCAGTTCCTAACAGCTGGATTGAAAATGCATTAAACAGAGTTGAATTAGGCGAAAGCGATCGCGTAGAATTAAAGGCAGAATTACTTACACGTTATGACCTAAGCGAATCACAAGCTAGCTATGTATTGCTAGAAGGCGAAGAAGAAAAAGCTGAGAACATCATGGCTAGTAAAGATATGGTTGACCAAATCACTGGTTGGCTAGAAGATACAGCACAGTTGAAAGCAGAACAGCTTTTAGAATTAGTAGACTCTATAAGAGAAACACAAGGTAGTGACGTTGCGCAACAATACAATGATGCAGTTAAAGGCGCATTAGAATCATTATACTCAGCATTAGAACAAAGTCGTATGGGCTTATCAAAAGGCCTAGCATTATTATCAGGCGGTGAAGTAGACACTATGGGTTCAGCTCCAGCAGGCGCCATGGGTGGTGCTCCTGACATGGGTGGTGCTCCAAGTCCAGACTTAGGTGCAGAAGCTCCAGAAGCTGGCGGTGCTCCAATGGGTGCAGAAGCTCCAGAAGGCATTACAGGCCGTGAAAAACGTGAAAGCATTGATTATAGCCGTAAGTTAGGCATGATTTTAGCTCAGTCAAAAAAAAAGTAAATGAAACAGCAGATCCCTTAGTTATGACACTAAGGCATCTGCAATCTTCCGCAAACAATCCTGATCATCCAGTTGCATCAGTCATCCGTTGGGAAGACTTGAATAATATATTGGATCGACGTTTTGGTGCACCAGCGCTAGACTACAAAGGGTTTAATGATATCTATGAAAAAGATCCAATGATCAAATCGTTAGTACAACGATTTGATGGACAAGGACTTGTGGTTAAAACTAATAAGCATGAGCCAACTCCAGGCGTGGGTGAACCAGTACATAAGAAAAGTATGAAAGCCAGCGCCGCAATGAGTGCCACAAAACGAACAGATAAGGCTTGACACATAAGGTAAGTAAGCGTATACTTACCTTATGACTTTACTCAAAGAAAGATATAACTACACGCCTATTAATAGAGAAAGTGTAGAAGGTAAGCGTCTTTACGCTACTCCAGATGGATCCAAAGTTCCTAGTGTTACTACAATACTAGACAAAACAAAATCACAAGAAAAAATTGACGCCTTGATGGCATGGAAACGTCGTGTTGGCGAAACTAAGGCACAGGAAATAGTAACCGAAGCCGCAGGACGTGGAACACGTATGCACAAGTTCCTTGAAGACTATGTCAAACAAGGCGTAATTAATGCTCCGGGTACTAACCCTTACAGCAAACAAAGTCATGCAATGGCTAAAATTGTAATAGAGCATGGTCTTAAAAATGTTAATGAAATATGGGGTGTAGAAGTTCCCTTGTATTTTCCGGGACTATATGCAGGAACTACAGACGGATGTGGTTTGCATTTAAACGAAGAAGCCATATTAGATTACAAACAAACTAACAAGCCTAAGAAACAAGAGTGGATCGAGGATTATTATCTACAGCTAACAGCTTATGCACTTGCTCATAATGAAGTGCATGGAACTAATATACGCAAAGGTGTAGTTTTAATGTGTGTTAGCCCTAAATTAGACGAAAATCTAATAATGATAGAACAGCCAGTTTATCAAGAGTTTATATTAAAACCCGAAGACTTTGACTACTGGGAAAAACGCTGGTGGGATAGGGTGGAACAATACTACAAACAGATGTGATAAATATCCTATATAGAGGATATTCACATGGCTGTAGTCCAAATAAGTCGCATACAAGTAAGACGCGGTAAAGCAAATGATGGTACAGGATTACCACAATTAGCTTCCGGAGAAATGGCATGGGCCATTGATACCCAACAGTTGTTCATAGGTAACGGATCTGTAGCAGAAGGATCGCCTGCTGTTGGAAATACACGCTTATTAACAGTAAATGATCTAAGCAGTTATAGCAATTTACTAGGTTTATTATCATACACTTACAAAGTTAACAACAACAGTATTATTACTGGTCCTAATGCTAACACACCAGTACAGCGTAGTTTTCAAACACGCTTAGATGATCAAGTTAATACTGCGGATTTTGGAGCATTGGGTAATGCGGTTAACGATGATACTTCAGCACTACAACGTGCTATTAATGAACTATTTTTAAATCCAGCACAGCCTAGTAACACTACTAATTCTAGTTATGCCAGCGGAACTCCTGCGGCTGTTCAAACTCGTGTTACATTGACTATTCCCCCAGGCATTTATTATACATCTAGCCCTATATACGTTCCAAGTTACAGTACAATCGTCGGATCAGGCGCTGACAAAACTATTATCTATTACAATGGTGTTAGTGCGTATGTAGGATCTACTGTAAACAGCAGTACAACAGTTACCCTACCTTCAGCAACAAATGACATGTTAGGTGCAAAGATATCTGGTACAGGTATTCCTGCTAATACTATAGTGCAATTGGTTACACCTGGACAGAATGTAACTATTAGCAATGCCGCAACAGCAACTGGCACAGGTATTACAATCACCATTGGCAAAGTTGGGCCAGCTATACAGTTTGTTAATGATTCTAGTACTCCTGGAAATCCAAGTCCCATTAGCAGTACATTGGCTACTACACAACCACGCAACATTGAAGTTAGGGGCTTAACAGTCCATAGTGTTAGTGGTGTTAATACTTGCTTACAATTAGACAGTGTGCGTGATAGTGTGTTTGCAGATCTAATTTTACAAGGTGATTGGCAAAACAGTTTAAGTTCAAACTGTAATGGTATCATTATGAATGCCACAGGTAGTCTGGTAACATGCGAACATAATATTTTTAAAAATATCAAATTCAAAAGTTTCAGTTACAGCATATTTTCCAAGTATGACATATTGAATAATATATTCGAAGATTGTTATTTTGATGATGCTTACCAGGCTGTTAGTATTGGTGTAGGATCTAACGGTGTTACAGACGGACAACTATATGGTCCTCGACAAACACAATTTGTAAATTGTAAGTTTAATAATATCAGACAACAGGCAGTTTATGTATCTAGAGGTTCAGGTAATACAACTATGAACTCTAAATTAAACAATGTTGGTTGTAATGGCGCAGGTAACACACAAGCAGTTTATCCACAAATTTATTTTGCAAGTTTTGGTAACAGCAGTGTTAATGATCAATCAGATAGAATTGGCAGTTTTTTAACCAGCAATACAACAACTCCTTATGTTCCAGAACTAAGCGGACATGGAATCTACAACAGCTTCGGAAGCCAGCAACTTACTATCGGCTATGCTAACAGCAGTATGTTCTTGTTTAGACTTCCAGTTAGCACAGATCAAGCCGGCAACCCAAGTGGTTCTATTAACTATGTAATCAATTACTACTACATAAGTTCGATTAATAGTTTTAGTCGCAGAGGTTTGATGACCATCAGTGCAGATGTTACTGCGGCGCAGATTCAACTGAGCGATGAATACGACTTCGCTGGAGCTGACAGCACTAACACTAATGCTCAAAAATTAGACTTCTCAGTCAAATATTTAGATCAAGTTGGTAATGTATATACTGGAGCAGTAGGACAAACTCCATATTCAATAGCTGTGTATTACTCAAATACATTGGCTAGTGACGCAGGGTATTTCAATTTTACTTACACAGCTAATTTGTAATCAAACGAATAGACAACACAAATAAATGCGTATATAATTTATTTTGTTACTATGATAAAATATACCTAAGGTGGTGGCAAATCCCCTTCAAATCTAATTAAAATCAACGACTAAGGAATAGTTGTTGGTCGGTTTCGTCATCACTAAATACTTCCTAAACAATAACAACAAACACAGATAACCATAAGAAAGAGCAATGACCAAGATTACAGTAATTAAAAGAGACGGGAGTAGGGAGCCCTTAGCCGTTGAGAAATGGCAAGCCCAGGTAGCGAAAGTTTGTAAAGGTATTGCTGATGTCAGTCAAAGTATGATTGAGATCAAAAGTCAGCCACACTTCTATGATGGCATTACCACAAACGAAATAGATAATATTACTTTACGTGCTATTGTTGATTTGATTGATGTAGAGTCAAACCCAGATGTAGGACATACCAATTATCAATATGTAGCAGGCAAACAGCGCCTGAGCATTTTAAGAAAAGATGTTTACGGACAGTATCAAGTGCCAAGTCTTTATTCTATTGTAAAACGCAATGTATCGGTAGGACTATACACTCCAGAATTGTTAGAGTGGTACACCGAAGACGATTGGAATAAGATGGACTCTATGCTGGATCATGAAAAAGATGAACAGTATAGCTATGCGGCAATTGAACAGTTGATTGAAAAATATCTAGTACGCAATCGTGCCACAAAGGAAATTTATGAAACTCCCCAAATTAGATACATTATTGCCGCGGCTACAGTCTTCCACAAAGAAGAACCTAATTCAGCACGTATGCGATATATCAAAGAATATTATCAAGCCGCTAGTGATGGCTTGTTCACATTGGCTACACCAGTGTTGGCAGGGCTTGGAACACCTACTAAACAATTTAGTAGTTGCGTACTTATTCGCTCGGATGATGATTTGGACAGTATTTTCGCGTCAGGCGAAATGATGGCCAAGTATGCCAGTAAACGTGCGGGGATTGGACTGGAGATCGGTCGACTACGCCCATTGGGCTCCCCAATTCGCGGTGGCGAAATCATGCATACTGGTATGATACCATTCTTGAAAAAATGGTTCGGAGATTTACGCTCATGCAGTCAAGGAGGTATTCGTAATGCAAGTGCTACTGTATTTTATCCCATTTGGCATCATCAGTTTGATGACCTTATTGTTCTTAAAAACAACCAAGGCACAGAGGAAACTAGAGTTAGACACATGGACTACGGAGTTGTCCTTAGCAAGTTCTTTTGGCGCCGTTTCAAGAACAAAGAAAACATCACCTTCTTTGATCCGAATGAAGTACCCGACTTATATGAAGCCTTTTATCGTAACACAGAGCTATTTGAAGAACTGTATGTAAAATACGAAAAGCGTACAGACTTGCGTAAGAAAGTAATGACCGCTGAAGAAGTATTCAAAGGCGGCATTCTTAAAGAGCGTACAGATACTGGACGTATCTATCTAGTGTTTATTGACAACGTACAGAATCAAGGACCATTTGATCCCGAGTTCCACACAATTTATCAAAGTAACCTTTGCTGTGAAATACTATTACCTACAAAACCTTTTAAACGTCTTGATGACGCGGATGGTCGAATTGCTCTGTGTACTCTCGGTAGTATTAATTGGGGTGCTTTTAGAAATCCTGAAGACATGCGTCGTGCTTGTCGTATTCTTCAACGTAGCCTTTGTAATATTTTGGATTACCAGGACTTTTTATCTATTCAGTCTAAGTTAAGCAACGACGAAATCCAGCCACTTGGTATTGGTGTAACTAATCTAGCCTACTGGCATGCCAAACGCGGTATGAAGTATGGCGACAAAGATGCACTACAAGAAGTTAAAGCCTGGATGGAACATCAAGCATTTTATCTAACAGAAGCCACAGTAGAATTGGCTAAAGAACGCGGAGCGTGTACACATAGTGATAAGACACGTTATGGGCAAGGCATGTTTCCTTGGGAATTACGTGCCGATGGCTCTAATGAATTAGCGGACTTTACACCTGAACTTGACTGGGAAACACTACGCACTAATATGAAACAGTACGGAGTTCGTAATGCAACCTTAATGGCCATTGCACCAGTTGAAAGCAGTAGTGTTGTTATAAACAGCACTAATGGAATTGAAATGCCTATGAGCTTGATTAGCACAAAGGAAAGTAAAGCAGGATCGTTTACACAGGTTGTACCAGAGTATGCTAAACTTAAAAACAAGTATCAGTTAATGTGGGAACAAAAGGACTGTGACGGCTATTTGAAAACTGCCGCAGTTCTTGCCGCCTATATTGACCAAAGCATAAGTACAAACACATTTTACAATCCAGCACACTTTGCGGACCGTAAAGTACCAACTACATTGATTGCTAAGAATTTGATGCAAGCTCAAATGTGGGGATTAAAAACTTTCTACTACAGCCTAATCAACAAAGCTGGCAGTAAGAATGTTGAAGTAGAAGAAACAAAAGTAGATGGCGTCCAAGTTAATGGATTCCATTTTGAAGAACTAGAAGATGATTGCGAGGCATGTAAGTTATAATGCTAGAAACTATTTGTGATATATTAGTAGACGCATACAAGCGTAATTGGATTACCAGTCGTGATGGTAATGTCAGTATACGACATCACGACCGTAGTCATTTTTATATCACTCCTAGTGGTGTGCGTAAACAGACTTTGCAACCAGATCAATTTAAGAAAATTCAAATTGGTAAATGGGACACGGGCTTTGGTTCATATGGATATAACTGGCAAGAGCTAGAGTATACTGACATCAGTAAGAATTTAGAGCCTAGTGGAGAGATACCATTACATTTTGGTCTGCAAAAAGAAATGGGAGACCATAGTGGAGAAGTTCGTGTAGTTGTACATGTACATCCTACTTACTGTATTGCCGCAATGCATGCCGGAATTGATCTTAGTACTATTAGTTCAGCATTTCCAGAACTTAATCGTTATACCAAAGTAGCACCCAATGTACCTGATGTTCCTCCTATCAGTCAAGAACTAGCAGATCAATGTTTTGACAAGCTAGGATTAGATAATCAAGGTAACATTGCTTATGATATTGTAGGTATTAAAGGACACGGAGTCGTTGCTATTGATACTAGCCCATGGCGTGCCTATGAGCATATTGAAAGATTAGAACATATTTGCAAGATTGTACTTGCATCAGGAAAATATTAATGAGCCAAGAACAATATAACTTAAAAACTAAAACAGACTATTTAAATCGTAAGATGTTCTTGGATCCAGCAGGTCCAGTAACCATTCAACGATTTGAAGAGGTTAAATACAAGAAGATTGCAGATTTTGAAGCGACAGCCCGAGGCTTCTTCTGGCAACCTGAGGAAATTAGTCTTAGTAAAGACGCCAATGACTTTAAGGATGCAAGCGATGCGATTAAACATATTTTTACTTCGAATCTTCTCCGTCAAACAGCACTTGATAGTTTGCAAGGACGTGGGCCCAGCCAAATCTTTACACCTGTTGTCAGTTTGCCGGAACTCGAAGCGTTAGTTTATAACTGGACATTTTTTGAAACGAACATACACAGTCGTTCGTACAGCCACATCATACGTAATATCTATGGTGTGCCTAAAGAAGTGTTCAACACAATCCATGACACTGACGAAATTGTCAACATGGCATCAAGCATTGGCAAATATTATGATGACTTACATCAAATCAATTGCCGTAAAGAACTAGGTGAACAGATTGATGAAACAACTCATATCAAAACAATTTATCTAGCCTTACACGCCAGCTATGCACTAGAAGCGTTTCGCTTTATGGTATCGTTTGCAACTAGTTTAGCCATGGTTGAGAACAAAATCTTTATTGGTAACGGTAACATTATCAGTTTGATTTTACAAGATGAATTGCTACACAAAGGTTGGACTGCTTTCCTAATCAATCAAGTGGTTAAAGAAGACACACGCTTTGCCGCAATCAAAGAAGAATGTGAACAAGAAGTTTACGCATTGTACATGGATGTTATCCGTGAAGAAAAACAATGGGCAGACTATTTGTTTAAGAAAGGTCCTGTGATTGGATTGAACGCAAACATTCTAAAAGACTTTGTAGACTACACAGCAGTTGGCGCACTTAAAGATATTGGTATTAAATATCAACAGGCCGCACCTAAGTCTACTCCAATTCCTTGGTTCAACAAACACGTTGATACTAGTAAGAAACAAACAGCATTACAGGAGTCGGAGAGCACTAACTACGTAATAGGAGTTATGAGCGAAGGCATTGACTACGATGCCTTACCTGCGCTATAATAACAAAAAGGAACAAGAATGACAAGAGCGATAGTATGGAGTAAAAATCAATGTCCGTATTGCGACCAAGCGAAGAATCTTCTAAAAATGAAGAACATTGAATTTGAAGAACGCAACATTAACAAAGATTGGACAAGAGAACAACTATTAGAAGCTGTGCCCAATGCCAGAACTGTGCCACAGATTTTTTTAGATGATAAATTAATTGGCGGCTTTACAGAATTAAGAGCGCATTTTCAAAAGGTATAATATGTTAATTTCAAAAGGTATGGCAGTTGGCGAAGTAGTTACAATTAAAACTACAGCTGGTGAAGAGATTGTTGCTAAATTGGTAGAAGATGGCGTAATGGGTGTTACAGTGAGTAAACCTTTGTGCCTGACAGCGACTAAGGACGGAATCGGTCTAGTACCATTCTTGTTTACCACAGATCCAGATAAAGATGTTACTATTATGAAAAACAGTATAATGGTATTGGCACCTACTATCAAGGATGCCGCAGATCGTTATACAGAACAAACTACAGGCATTAAGTTAGTTTAAGCCTTATAAGTAGATAATTGGGTTAATAGATCTGCAGGTAAACTATATCTGCTAGCTTCTTTAATCCAAGCATCATACGCAAGTTTATACCATTCATAATATTGTTTTGCTGTAGTAGTTGCCGCTTGCATATTCACATAATCTGTAGAAGCGTTTACTGTTTCTCTATCCTTTTTATATTGAGCGGCAATAGCTTGTTCACCGTCAGTCCAGGTGGTTTTATCTGTTTTAGAAGTTGTAAGGGCAATATAGTTTGTTCTATTTGTGGCGGCATCTGCACCTAATATCTTTGTAAATTCATTCCCCATCCAATCACTCATAGCTTTTGTTTTTTGATCTTGTGTCACTGCATCTGGATCGGATATTCCAAATATTGCCCAGTATTGGTGATTATATTTTAATTGATCATTAGATAAACCTTTTAGTTCATACGACCAAATACGGTTTGCATCTTTGTCTGAAACAGCAGCCGGCGGGAGATCTGCAACATGGCTTGCAACAGTTCTACCTGTTGGCCGCACCGAATCCGATGACGTTGCTATAACCGATTTTTGTGGAGCTTCTTGTGCTTTGATAGCAGTGTAATTACTAATTTGATTTAAATTAAGATTGCTACTGGCAATGGATGACAATTGCGTTGGCATCGGTTTTGTCAATGATGACAGCATGGCATCTGCTTTGAGTGTACTCATTATACTAGATGTACCGGCAGATGCTGTTGATACTAAACTACTAAAACTACTGGATAAACTACTACCAATACTACTAACTGCACTTGATATGGCACTAACAGCACTTAACCCAGCTACATTTGATGGAACAGATGTGAACGCAGACATTTGACTATTATAAGTACCCTGTGCCGCAGTATAGGCCGCTTGTGGTCCTGAATTAAATGCTGATAACTGTGATGAATAACTTGGGTTGGGCAAAGTGACTCCACTAACTGTTACAGATGCCAGTGGAGGAGTAGGTGCAGTTGGAGCAACAGGTACTGTGGCATTAAATGCATTTACAGCACTAGCCACAGCGTGTGTGTCTGCAATAGGATCTCCAGTTAAACTAGCACCTAATGTGCTAGCATGAGAACTTACTGCCGACTGTACACTAGATGTTGCACTAGATAACAGACTTTGTGCATTTTTTAAAACACTAAGAGGAGCAGTGGCCGCGGCTAAATCGTCTGCTGACGGAGTAGTACCTGCGGCCTGCGCAGATTTATATGCTTGGGCTATTGCGGCATTAGATACAGCCATGTCAGTATGCATACTAGCCTGAGCTGAACTAATAGCAGAAGATATTGAACTGGTATCGACTCCAATAGCAGACAGTGCTCCAAGATGTGCTGATACATCGACATTAATTGAACCAGACTGTATACTGCTTAACATGCTAGAGTAAGATGGAAGAGCTCCATCGGCTGCTGAACCGGCTGCCGCCCTAGCAGTATCGGCCGCACTTGTTATGCTTCCCGGTATTACAAATGAACTTGATGCCGCTTTTGCCGCATCTGCTAAATTGGTAGCCGCACTGGCTTGTGCTTTTGCTAAATTGGCTATATCTGCTAGACCCATATTAACCTCCTGCCTCTGTATCACCGGATGCCGAAACAGACACATACGTATCACCGGCTCCGCCAACACCAATGTCATTTATTCTATGCACCGGTTTGTTCTCTGCAAATACTGTAGGCGATCCAGACAATGCAGTCGACGAATGTCCACAACTTTGTTTTCCAATAGTTCCAACAATCATTTGAGGTAAATTATTTGTAAAAACAGTTGTCGCGCCCGAAACATAAACGGTAGTATATGCGCCGTGTCCAGGAGTTGGACAAGTGCCAGTTCCGATGTCATTTAATCTAGAAAGGTTAGTCATACTCATATTTATACCAAAAATAATTGACATTTATTTTCTGCTAGTATATACTAGTGCTAAGTATTCGTACTTGCCTTAAAGGAGATTTAAATGGCTACAAACAAATATTCAGAATTCACCGCACTAGTAGAAGCAATGGAAGGTGACTTTGAAAAGTTCTATGATAAAGAAGTAGGTGCCGCAGGTACCCGTGTTCGCAAACACTTGCAAGAATTGGCAAAATTGTGCAAAGAAACACGAAATGATGTAACAGCAGTTAAGAACGCTCGAAAAGAGTCAAAATAAGTCAACTAAATACAAGTCTAAGGCGTTATTATATTATACGCTAAGGAGTATATTATGAAGAAGATAGTTTTTGCTTTATCATTATTGGCATTAGTCGGAACAGCAACAGCACAAGCACACGAAGGATTTCATTATCGAGGTGGTTGTTGCTATCGTGGTGGTTACGGAATGGGTTGGGTCGCTCCAGCTGTAATTGGTGGAGTGATTGGTTATGAAATCGCCCAACCTCGTACAGTAGTTGTTGAACAACAACCAGTTTATGTAACTCCGCAACCTAGCGTAGTTTATGTAAACCCTCCAGGAACATTGCCTCCACCAGCAGGCTATCACTATCAGTATATGATTGATCCTGCTACAAATACTCAAAAAATAGTTTTAGTACCAAATTAATGGCATACTCGGACAAAGTTATCGATCATTATGAGAATCCAAGAAATGTAGGATCGTTTGATAAGAATGATCCTACTGTGGGTACAGGTATGGTGGGAGCCCCCAGTTGCGGTGATGTAATGAAATTACAAATCAAAGTAGACGAAGATGGTATTATTAGAGATGCTCGTTTCAAGACATACGGATGTGGTTCAGCAATCGCGTCCAGCTCATTGGTTACTGAATGGGTTAAAGGTATGCATATTGATGATGCTGTTAATCTTAAAAATTCCCAAATTGCCGAAGAACTAGCTTTACCTCCAGTCAAGATACATTGTTCAATTCTTGCTGAAGATTGTATTAAAGCGGCCGTAAATGATTATCGTAACCGACACGGCACAAAAGAAGATTAAACAAAATCTTGCCAAACGTGGTAAGGGTGTCGGCATTCGCATAGGTGTAAGAACCACAGGTTGTAGTGGCCTGGCTTATGTGTTGGAATATGTGGACAAGTATGACGGAGAAGAAGGCATAATCAATTATGCCCAAAACGATTTCTGTGTACTAGTCAGTTTGAAAGATGAGCCTTACCTAGCAGGCTTAACAATGGATTGGGTCCGCAATGGACTCAACGAAGGATTCGAGTTTACCAACCCAAATTCTCGAGGCGAATGTGGATGCGGTGAAAGTTTTCGAGTATGATTGAATCTTTATTTTCAACTCCGTTCTTTTTACATCAACTCTCAGGTGACACTTTAGACAAAGTGCAAACAGAGATCTCACAAGCACTACCTGAAATTAGAAAATCTAATTTACAACAACCTTGGGGCGATGATACTTATACTACATTTACATATGGCAAAAATACTACTAATGATTTAGTTAAATTCAAATTAAATTTATTAATTGAAGAAATAAAATGGGCTAGTTTAAAATATGCACAAGATTTAGGATACGGAGATCCTAAATTTGTATTGGACGAATCTTGGTTTAATTTTAGTAACTATGGAGGCTACCAATATGATCATGCTCATACTCCTGCCAGGGTTTCTGGAATTTACTATTACCAAACAAATGGAAAAGATGGAGGAACTAGATTTCGACATCCTGCACCAATGTCACAACATTCAGGATTTCCATTTGATAAACTTCCTATAGAAACTGGCGTATCAAATCCAACAGTTGGAAAAATATTATTATTTCCAAGTTGGGTAGTACATAGGGTAGACCGCAATACTACTCAAAATGAACGAATTACTGTAGCATTCAATTTATATTGACAATAATAATATAATCTAGTATAATACTAGTATTGTTATAACTTTTGGAGAATATTTTGAGTATGCACCTATTGCCGCCTATGTATTCAACTACAGGCAAGAAGAAAGGCAAGAAGAAATTTGCTTCAGCAGAACATGCTAGAAAGGCTAGAGAATTGGACGAGTCGTGGAAAGAGCTTCAAAAGAAATGGGGCATAGAAGCAGAAGAAAAGAAACGTGCTCGAGCTATGAGTGCTCCTAGTTTAAGCGGTAACTACAGTTTGGCTATTCCCGAAGGCCGAAACACAACCGCCCATCTCAAAAGCAGAGGTGATTATACCGGTAATGCAACCCTGGCACCAGCTAAGGTTTATACTGGTACAAAGGTAAAAGGCATCGCAACCATGCATAAGAGCAATGCAGTGCCGGTTTTTAGTGACGAAGAAGCAGTTGACATTTCTAAAATGAGACGTTAAACTGTGACTAAGTATAAACATAGTACTTTTCCTGACAAAAATCAGGATAACTATATATTGTCCCCAAAGGTTTTTGGGGCAAACGGCTTTTTGTTAAGGAGAAACGGATACAGCCAAACATTAACTAATGACGG